CCTACACTGCTTATTATTGTCAGTGTAATTGTATTCTATACTGTCATTTATATGTATATGTTAAATATTTTAAAACATAATTATTTTTCCTAATGTTATACATATAGTGTCACTATATGTAGTATTAAACAAGCAAATATCCAAAAATAAGAAGAGTCTAATGATTTTACTCACTAGGCTCTTCTTTATAAAGGGAGGTAACAGTAAATGTATAAATTTTTTGATTACATATGAGTGGTTCTATCTTTTAACTCTGCTAACTTAGCTTTATTCCAAGTACCCAAATCTTGTACTAAGTATCCGGTTATTCTACGTGTTCTACAAAAATTAACACCCTTACCTCTTTCTCTTTCACTGATCATTTCTTCTGTCATCTCTAATTTTTTTGATTGTTCCATCTTAAAGCCTCCTTATCACTTAAATGTAGTATACTTGATCTGACGAGATGAGTACCAAAAACTTTTACTGTCTCTAGTATCAATATGAACAAAGCTATCATATAAACCTATACCAAGTATACCCATATCCTCAGCAAGTTTAGCAATTTCCTTTGGTGTTACCCCCTTAATACTTATGTCTGCTGCTTGACCTGTAAGATGCTTACTCTTTGTAGCACCTCCAACTTTTTTATTATATGATGCTGTTCTATATCCAGAGTTAATTGTAACTGCCTTGCCATAATAATCTCTAATGAACTGTAGAAAAGCTACTAACTTGTCATCAATAAGACATGTAAAATTTCCATCCTTGCAAGCAAACTCCCCAACCTTGAAATTTTTATCAAGCTTATAATTTTTTTCAGTGTTCAAATAATACTCTTTTATGTCATGTTTTGCATAATATATTGCGTTAATTTCGCCTTTATGTATGAGAGCTATATATTTCTTGTCTCCTATTTGAGCCCATACGTTATTGTCTTTTTTAATAATTTTTTTAATATTTAAAACGTCATTCTTATAAACCTTTGCTACTTTTTTATACTGTGTACCAGCACCTTGTCTAACATTTAATGAAGTTGCTAAAATCATTACATCTCTGTCATCTTTTATTTCTACTGATACGCTTGATGATGTTACTGGTGTATTAAACAGTATCAATTCTTCATTACGTCTCTTTGTTAATCCCTTAAGCTCTTTTCCACCAGACTTGTTATAACTTAATAATTTAATTTTAATAACTTCTATTGACCTGTTACCATTATCAACTAACTTGTTAAGATTTCCTATTCCACAATTAAAAGCAAAAGACACAAGTGCATCAAATTGGTTTTGATTCAAATTATACAATGATGCATATTTATTTACTGCTGCTTCTGCTTCAATTAAATCATTTTTTAATAATGCCTCTGCTTGCTTCTCTGTAATAATTGATGTAGGACTCACATCAGCGCCATAGTGTCCATATCCTATGGTATAATACTTTTCTGATTGTACAGCCTTATATGCTGCAAGTTGTAAGCCTTCAAATTTTTTTATAAAATTTATTCCATTGGTTGATGTAGTCATAATAAGTGCCCCCTTTCTAATTTATAAATTTCATCCAAGAACCTGCTATGTTTAATATTAATGGCAATGCTGCTGGATCATTTAAATTACTTGTAAGCTTTGCATACTTCCAAGTACCATCTTCACATTTCACTGCAACATCACCATTATCAAAGCCTTTTACTATTATCCAGTTGCCATTTTCATCTAATACACAAAGCAAATCAGCACCAGAATCAAATGTCACAACTCTGTTATTCCAATTTTTGAAATTGAAATCTATGACATCCTGATTTTCTGTATGTATAGTTGTAATGAAGTAACCCTCTTGATCTAAGTCACTTCCTGCCCATCTGTCAACATAAAATACACTATTGTATGATGTCGGGAAATTACCAGAACCTATACTAAACTCTTTCAATGCATTACAATTATAAAAGTGTCTAGTACCATTTGGATCACAGCCAAGTATATAATTATCATTGCTAAAATTAACAAGAGCATTACAATTATTAAATGTTCCGCTCTTTATCTCACAGTTTATTCTATCTATATTAGTGTCAGTTATTAATTTACAGTTGCTAAAACAATAAACACCTATTGAATTTATTGTAGCACCATTAAAATCTATGCTTTGCAAATTTTCATTCTCTGCAAATACATAATCTCCTAATGTTGTAACTGTATCAGCTATGTCTATTTCATCAATGTCACCGTTGCCATTTCTACCAAAAGCATAGTCACCTATACTTGTTGCACCTTCTACTATAATTTTTTTAATATAATTATATAATGATGTATAGAATAGCCTAGAGCCTACATGTTTTACAAATGATGGTATTACAACAGAGTCAACATACTGTTCATTATCAAATGTATACCAATGGTAAGTGTCATTGTAGTAATCTCCAGAGGATTGATATTCTGGCTCAGTCCAAGTATGCTCTGTCATATTAGTAACACCATTATGTACAAGGTGTCCTTCTATTGCTGTTCCGTATTGGATGCCATCTGTCATAATACCATCTGATCCACCTAAGTCTACTATGCTTACATTTCTTAATCTGCTGCTTGTACGACCAAAAGGAAAAGACCTAAAGACCATATTGTTGCCACAACTTATATTAGATGCAGTCTCAGCCTGAAAAGAGCAAAAAGTAATGCTTAAGGTGGTTTGTGTACCTATTGTTGCTTGTCTACTCGTATTTAATATTGTCCATGGCTGACCTGATGGTGGTTGATCCACCCAGAAGTCTCTGTAATATGTAGCCATAATCTACCTCACTGTAATCTGAATATAGTACCTGCTGCATACTGTGTAGGGTCAGGTGGAAGAGGAGCTGTCGGAGACAAAGGAATTAATAGGCTCTGTGCAGGCAGTGTTATGTCTCCATTATCTATTCCATCTTGTACAACTTGATCAATAGCTGCTTGTGTATCAGCATCCTCTGCTATCGTCTCAGGCAAGTTCGTATCATTTAACTTGACAGAAATAAATAACCCAAAAGCATCAACAGTAACTTGCTGATCTTCAACATTAAATATTGTTACTTTGACATTCTTTACCTTGTCCCCACTCAACTCTACAATGACATAATTATCCTTAATATCCTCATAATCAAATGCAGGGTAAAATATTTCAGTTGTATCTTTTACACTTGACTTAGTGTAGTTTACTTGAACCACAACTGAAACCTTATGACCATTCATTGTACTTACTTGAGTCTGACTTGTTATATTTGTCATAATTTTAAGGTAGCTGCAATATTTATTAACTCTTTTTGTAACTGTTGCAGATGACATACTAGGTATTCTTATTTCATCATCTGATATATAGCCACCGCTACCATTTAATATCCAGTTGTCAGTAAGATCAATGACAGGTCTAGATTTAAAATTTATTGTTCTTTCTTCTAATGAATTGCTAACAGATACCATAGTTATGCACCCCCATTAAAAATCAAAGTCTAACTCTTTATCATTAAAGTACTTATCAACAAGCCATCCACCACGTACCACCCATAACCTTTCTATGCACTCTTTATCATATTTTTCTTTTTTATCTTCTTCTAATGTATTATTATTAATTGCAAAATGCTTTGAATATTTAAAATCTTGTATTGGCTTAAAGTATGTAGGATCCATTCTATACTCACTGATAAGAATAAAATTATTCTGTGCTTTTTCTTTTAGCCAAGTATAATATTTATCAAAGTTAAATACATTCTCTTTTACCCTACGTGTGTATACTAAGTTAGTACCTATATAAGGGCTATCACAATATATTATACTGTTTTGTTTTATATCCACATTATCATAACTATTTATTGTGTATTTAATTTTATTTATATATTTTAATTCTAATGTTATACTATTTTTTCTACTTGTAACACTATCTACATCTTGTTCCATTGAATTAAATGCTCTTGTTCTAAACGAACACATTGTACCAACCCAAAAGTAATACCATAATGGATACTTGTTATCTTTTTCAAACCATGAAATTTTAACAGCATCAAATTCTTGTTTACTAACATGTTTTAAGTTGTCAGTACCATTATCTTGTATGTAATGATAAAATGCTATAAGTTCTTCTCTTAAATCACTGCAATATATATTTTCAATTTTGTCTACCATATTTTCTGCTATTGCAGCACCACCACAAAAAGGCTCATAATAATTTTTTATGCCTTCTAATGCTGCAATATTGTTTAGTATAGGCACAATAAGATGTGCCATTTTTTGTTTGCCACCCATATAAAGCATAACTGTACCTCTCTATATTTTTATTATGATCCATAAACAACATCTTGTAAGTCTGTTAAGTCAGTGCCTAGTAATGTCACTGCTTTAGCCTCATCAGATGCAGATAGTGTAACAATGTCACTTGGAGATGTATCTTCTCCACGTAACCTCTTTATTAATACTACGTTGTGTGCAAATAATAATGAATTTACATCCTCTGTTATCTCAAATGTTTTTATTAGTGTAAGCTTGCACCTATAACTTATTCCAAAATTAATTTCAATGCCTATTACTTTATAATAGCTGTCTATTCCTAATTTTGAACCTATTACAGACACAACATCACCAAGCTTAACTGATGGATTTATGTAACCTTCGATGTATATTCTGTTATTTGCATAACTCATAAATTGAACAACTCCACCAATATATGTATCAATCAGTTCACTCTTTAATAATTTATTACTTAAATTTATAACTGAACTTTTATTATTGTTGTCAATATATCTCTCTATTGTATCTTTATTTTCAACTATACACTGCCCCCAAACCTTTATTGTTGCAGTTGTAGACTCCTCAGAAATTAACTCAAAGTCTATGCTACCCTTACTATTATTAAATGCTACACAGTATGCATAACCTTTTTCACATACAACTTCAATGGTATTTATATTTACAACATTGCTTGTATTCAATGCTATATCATTAAATGTATTTGATCCTACTATAAGCTCTACTTCTTCCATAGAGAGTATTTCTTTATTTTCATATCCTATATCTGATATGTACTCAACTTGAACACCAGAAGCAGAGTCATCAATAGCCAAGTCAGTTCCATAATCAAAGACATTAACTGAACCAGATGTGTATGTTACTGGTGTAGATGATGGTTCATTTAATAGCCAATCTGTTTTTAAATAATTATTCCTGTCAACCCAAATATTCGTTAATGTATCTTGAGCTATACCGTTAAGTATCTTTTCTATATCTTCTATGTCTATGTTATTAAACCATACCTGCCAATCTGATGTAGAATCACCAAATATATCAATATCATTTAAATTATAATGTATCTGATACAGGCTCTCTAACTTACTATTCAATGCATCTATTGCATCTTTGATGTAATTTTTTACTGACAGTTTCCTTGACATAGGATACTTATCTAATTTTATATTTTTAACCAAGCCTAGTACATTGACACAATTTATACTAACCTTGCTATAATTTGATGCACTCTGTCCGTTTTCCCAAGCCTTAACGTAATACAACCCAAAATTAACTGTCTCTGATGAGTCAGTTACTGCTATAATAGTCACATAAGCTGTATTATTCATTAAACCATAATACTGTGAAGATGTATTTGATGATATTAACTCTCCATCCTTACTGTTTACTTCAATATCTAATGAATTACCACATATGTTGCCTATTATATTATTATTGTTCTTACTATACATCTGCTCTCTTAACTTTACAGATGTACAATAATTATCTAACTGTTCATAATCTAGAATTTGTGGATCATACTCTGCAACACAAGGTAAGTCAACAGTTGATCCATCACTAAAATGAACTGTTATATTACATTTAACACTTCTAACTATATCAACCATACTGTTTACCTCTCTACAAAGTTAACCTCAACATTTTTATATAATATGTCATAATTCTGACCACCATATGCATATGATTGTCCAAGAGTATCAACAAGTCTGTCTGTTGTATCTTCAACCTCATAAGTAATCATATTACTACCTGCATAGCATGTCATTGTAACTATACCGTCAGGTGAAAAAGAATTAAATGTAACAGTTATGAACATATTGGTTGTACTTCTATAATGTGGTACTATTGCATTAAATAATGTATTAAAGTGCTCTTTTGTTAAATAATCCCAATGTATCTTAAGATTTCTTTTAATGCCCTTAACTGAACCCTCGTATGTAATGTCATCTGCTAAACGCCCGCCATCTGTAACCAAATTAAATGTAACTTGCTCTGGACTCTGTACTTCTGGCATAGCTATGCCTCTAACTTTTAAATAAGGATCTGCAGCTTTAAGATGATCATAAAAATAACCCATCTGTATACCTCCTAAATTGTTGCTATTATATACACCAAAAAATTCTAAGATTTTTATTTTATATGTAGCGTTTGACTGCTATTTAAATTTTCTATACTGTTATCTTATTTTATTTAACTATGTTGTTTTTACCTTTTGATGTATATTTATAACTCTGTTACTTGTATGAAATTGAAATATTCATTTGTTATAATTTATTCACACACTTTATTTATTTTTATATAATGTTGCAGAGGGTACTGTTTATACTAAACAATACCCTCTGCTTTTACTTAGTACGCGACTGATACATTAACACCGTAGACTCTCAATGCACTCACTATTTGTTCAGCCATGTCAATCATTTCAGACCTTGTATAGAATCCTTTATTTCCTACGTTTACAGTTACACTTCCAGAGTTTCCACTTCCGCCTTGTGTAGACATCTTTGAAGCCATCTTACTTGCAAGTACATCCATCCAACCAGTGTTCTTTTCTAATGGTAATACTGCCTCAGCCCCATCCTCACCGATGTTTGCTATTGTTGACTGTTGTACTATTCCACCTATTGCCATGTGTGGTACGTTTACTTTAATTCCTAACAGTTTTTCTTTTACAAAACCACTAAATTTATCTTGTATGCTACTAACAGCATCAACAATTGCTTCAAATGTACCCTTAATGCTGTTCCACCATCCAAGGAAATAATTCTTTATGCCATCAAATATCATTATGAAGTGTGACTTAAAATTATCTAGGCTTATTTTTATTCCGTCAGTGCCTTTTGTTATAAAATTCCATATTAAATCAAAACCACCAACAAATATGTCATATCCTACACGTAATAACCCTTCTAATGTGTCTAAGAATCCGTTTGTACTGTCTATCCATCCTTGAATTATCTGTTCTGCATTTTCTTTTGATACGCCCAGTGCTGTAAGTATAGTTGCTCCAAGAAATGCCATTCCACTGTTTATTAAAAATCCTAAGAAGTCAAATAAATTTGTAACTGCTTGACTTAAAAATTCATTGATTGAATTAGCTAATAAATCAAGTTTAGTTAATAGCATCTCAAACCAAATCTTTAATTTGAATGTCATCCACTCAATAATAACTTTGTCAATACCAGATTTATCTAATAATACTCGAACTGCTTGACCTAATTTTGATACGTCTATTGTTTTTAATACCTCTACAATCATATCTACAATAGGTTGTAGTGCTTCACCCCAACCTGCTGCATTATCTGCAATACTGCTTACAAATTTTTGAATGATTGCTTTAATTGTATCTTTATGCTCATATAATGCTGTGCCTATTTTTTCTGCATTTCCAAATACTGCATCAATGATACTTATAATACTGTTTACTATTGTATCAACTGCTTCTGGATTTTCCTCTATGCCTTCAAATAATCCAGATATTGCACTAGATATAACATCACCAAGCAAGTCAATCTCTGAAACAAGCAGCCTACTAAATGTTGCAATTATATCAGGAAGCTTATTACCTAATGATGTAAATATATTTTTAACTATAGATGCTATCTTTTCATTAGTCTTGTTAGCTTCTAATATATCTAATGATTTATTTATTGCATTAAGTACATCAGTTATAAAGACTTTGATCAATTTATTTATTTGACTGATGCTTTCATCAGATGATAGGTTGTTTATAAACTCTACAAATATTCTTGTAAATGCCTCTGCTGCAGGTGTAAATATTCCACCGTTTTCAAATAAACCAATTGCAAAGTCTATGATGCCTGCTAATACATCATATAATGTTTTACCTAACAATTCAGTGTCAAGAGATGTAAATAACTCTCTTAACATTTTACGTATATCAGTACCTAACTGATGCCAATGGAAAGTAGTTGCAAAGCCATCAAGTGCCTCAGCTATTGTGTTTATGCTATTGCCAACAAGATCTCCTAAGTCAACCCAAGCCTGTTCATCATCAACAATGACATTAACAATATCAGCAAGTGTCTCTCCAAATAACCTTGCGTTTTCTCTTATTGCTTTCCAGTCAAGTCCTTCTTCCCAAGCTTTAAATTGATCCAGTATGTCTTGTATATATTTCTTTAATTTATCTACATCAAATATGGTGTCTTCTACATCCTTATCAAAGTCCTCTATCCAAGCAGAAGGATCATAACCCTCCAAGCCAAGTCCAGATGTATCTACTTTATTTTTACTGCTTTTATCCTCATTTATCTGTATAACATCATCAAATGATGCTACCTTCCTAGATGCATCCTTTGCCTTGTCTCCAGTCTCTTCTATTGCATCACCTATATCATTATATTTGCCAGCTATATTTTCACTATTGTTAGCTATTGGAGACTCAAGGTTAAAATTAAACAGTTTAGCAAGTGCATTTAATGCCTTTGTTGCAAAATTCAATAGCTGTGTCAGTATAGGAGCAATCCTAGCCCATAACTGTAATGCTAATTTTCCTACTGTATTATAGAAATTCTCCCAAGCATTCTTTAACTGTTCTACCTTACCTGCATCAGTCTCCATATAACGAGCATGAAGACCAGCCACAACTGATCCTTTACTCAACAGGAAGTTAGCTCTTTCAAGCTGTGTATTCAGTGCTTTGAACTGCTTAATATCATTATCATTCAAGTCGAGTGCCTTAGCTACTGCTGACCTTGAATTTAATACATTCATATTTATAGCGTTCTCTAACTGACTTGATACTGCTGATATATCTTCACCACTGAATACTGCTAAATCATTTGTAAATGACTGGAATGCTTTTGTATATTTTAATAAGTCATCCTTTTTTAATCCAAGTTGTGTAGTTGCAGCCAAGATGCCTCTTAAATTTTCTAACTGCTTTTTATTATCCAAATTATAGAGCAACGACATTGTATTCGTGTACTCTATTAAATTACTACCTAACTTTGGCCCAAGGTATGTGTAAATATTGAAATAACTGTCTTGTACTTCTTTTCCTAAGTCAGCAAACTCTTGTAGTTCATTAACAGCCTCTGCACATGCATCTGTAACCTCATGTAAACCATCAGATAACATTTGTATGGTATCAACAACTGCTTCTATATTTCCAAGTGCAAGGTCACCAACAAATCCAGCTGCTGCTTTACCAGCCGCTTTATATGCACCAGTCACTTCATCTACTGCTTGGTTTAATTCATCTAAAAACTTAACTATTATAGCCAAAGAAGCAGCAACTGCTGCTATCTCTGGTGCAGATGCTCCTAACATTTTCATTAATGATGTAATAGAAGAAGCACTGAATCCGTTTTCTAATACATTGAATATTCCACCTTGAAACTGATCTTGTAACTGATCACCAAGCTCTCCGAACTGGTTGCCTATATCAACAAGACCAAGCTTAGCATTATTTAATTTACTTGTAACACCATCTAATTCTTGAGATACCTTATTAAATTCACCAAGTAAGCTCTCATCCCCAGTGTTCTGGTACTCATCATAAATTTCTTCCATAGTTGCAGAAAGCTCTTGATATTTTTTATTAAGGTCATCTACTTTTTTCTGTTGTTCAGTAAATTTCTTTGACAGGTTGCCTATCTTTTTCTCTGCTCCATCAATACCATATGTATTTACTTTTATGTTTATATCTCTTTCCAGTGTCTCAGCCATCACAAACCTCCAAAAATTTAATCATACTGATGGTTCTTTAATCTTAATAACTTGCTCTTTAAGTCATTAGATGCTGAACTTACTCCATTATTGTCAAAGTGAATAGGCTTCTTTATTTTCCCAAACAGCAATCCTAACAGTTGCTCTGCTGCCAAGAATTGCTCCTCACTTTTCTTATTCAAATTAAATATGTATCTATCCTTTAACCCGTCAGTATATTTATACATATACTTAGTGGACAAATTCCAAAAATCTGTAAGAGACAAATTACTATCTATGCACTGTATCTGGTTATAGAAGTCATTTAACACATCAGAGAATGAATTAAACTCTGTCACATTTTCATCAGATTTTTCAGATGGTTCTCTACCTATTATGTCAATGCATAATTCTTTAGCCACTTCTTCAACACCTTTAGTCATAATGTTATCTTCTAATATTTTATATGCTTCATCATCATCAATGTTATATGCAAGCTTTATAACATCATGCATAACATCAAAGTTAAGGTTTGCTATTTCTTCTATGATGTTTACATTATTTAATATCTCATAATCCATTATTTCACGGATTGATATCTCTCTTATAATCATTGTAATCACCTTAAAAATAAAGGGCTCGTATATGCAAGCAAGCATACCCGAACCCTTGAAACAATCAACATATCGGGTATATCATTAACCCTCAATGATATCTTCTTTATTTTCTTCTGTAGTCTCTTCAGTATTCTCTGTTGTATCTTCTGTTGCAATGTTTTCTGTTAGTGATGCCCCAATATTCTTTAACTTATTTACTAAGTCATTTATACCATTAAGAGCTTTCTGTTGATCTTCTATTGTCTGCTCTAAATTATTTATTGCATCAGTAAAATTCTTATTGTATGGTATATCCATACATAGATCTTTACACAAGTCACAGAAAGCCCCAACTAAACCCCTTTGTTTATTATCATCATTTTCAAGCCATCTCTCAAGAATACCCTCTGCTTGCTCATCAGAACAATCTGCATTACCTAACTTTATCAGTCTTATTACATCAGAAACCTCAGGCAACCTCTTTCTTTGAATAACGCCTAGTGTATTATACATAACTGCATTGCCTTTAAATTTCTTGTTATCATCATCCTTAAATGTATCTTTGAATGCCTTTTCAAATTTTCCTATTGTAGAAATCTTAAATTTTATACTTAATGAACTTCTCATTACTTGTACCTACCTTTCTATTTAATGGTAGAGGGGACACCCATTGGATGCCCCCTCACAGAGGAAATAAAAATGCACAGAAAGTGTCTTATGCCGAGAATGTGTGTGCTACACTATCATTGATGATTGCCATCGTAATAGTAAGCTGTGCTCCATCACCATTTGGTACTTCCATACCCCACTGACTGATTGTACCTATTAAACCATACAGAAGTCCGTATGAATTAGCAGAGTTGTCAAAGATACCAACAGCAAGCTTTTGATCGCTGCTATAATATCCTCTTAACAGTGTTAAGTCATCAGCTGTAAGGTTAAGTACAAGAGTCACATCGTTAGGTGTGCTTCTTCCTGTAACCTTTGCAGAACTAGGATATCTATATCCGTTCAGCTCGGTAACCTGCTTCTGTGAACCCATGCCATTGATGTCATTAAGCTCACCAATGAAGTCGTCTACGGTAAAAGCTGCTGCTGTGCTGTTATCAGATGCAGTCTTCATACAAATTGGATACTTTGCATCGCCTGCAACCACAACACCCTGTGCTTTAACCCATGATGCCCATGATCCAGCCATTGTCTTGTGTCTCCTTTCTTATTTTTATGCTTGATTATCTTGACTTGTCTCTTCAGACTCATCAAGTGTTTCTATGTATTTGTAATAGAACACTTTAATGTTCATTACAACCATCTGTTTGCCTGCACCATTTTTTCCTACTGGTGCACAATTTAGCATATGAGTATTCTTTACTATTACATTGCTACTCTCCATGTCAGTATTTATATTTTTATATGATGCTAATAAATACTCAATTGCTTTTTCAATTAAACCATTCTTGACAACAACACTTATCTGTATGTTAGATGCCCATAATGAATGGTTTATATCTTGTTGTGATGTATCATATGTAGTGTAGTATTCAAAAATACCTACATCACCCTCATAATCTTCACGTATAGATTCAGAAGAGGTACGATGATCAGGAACATCATCTGTTACAACCTGCTGGTCATTTCCATAACCATAACCTGTTGCAAGTCTATTTCTTATATGCTCATATAAAGAAGTTGTTGTATCATTCATAACAACCCTGCCTCCTTCATTACCTCATTGAAAGCTATTTCCAAAAACTTTGCTCTTGCATAAGGGTTAATTGCTGTATTTATATTCCGCCAAGTAAATTCATGAACAAACCAAGCATAGTCAGCAGAAAATACAACCTTGTAAGTACCATCTGCATAAACCTCTATATGACCTGAGTCCCTTAAATTACCAGTGTCTACTGGACAATACAACTTTGCTCTTTCTAATACAGCATCTGCTAAGTTCCTATTTATATTGTCCATTGTCTTTGCTATTCCAAATGAACCTCTTGTAGTATCAAAATTCGATTTATTCCAAGGCATGTAGCCTGATACTGTTGCATTTGTATGTTGCTGTTGCAAGATGTTAATTATATCTTGATCTAAACTGTCATATATTGCTTTATGTATGCCATCTATATAATTTTTATCATTTCGTCTGTAATCTATATTTGTATACTGTATCTTGTATGGAGTACCTACTTCAATTAACCTAGGATTATTTAACTCTACATTAATTTCCATAACTGCCTCACTTCACATATACAAGATACCCCGTATCCATCATCAATGCCCCAGTTTTTACACACTCTGTCACTTCTCTGCCATTAATGAATGACTGTGGCTGTATATACTCGTTTACTCTGTAAACAATAGAGCAGGTTGTGCTGTCTCCATCTTTACTATGTGTAACATGAACTTGACCCTTGATTCGGAGACCTTTTATGTCTGTAACAGGATCGAACATAGGAGTATTAGATTCAGATAGTCCTATGTACCTCTTTAACTTTAAATCTGTATAATATCTATCAAACATATCTTTTACTCCTTGTAATTAATGTATGCTAAAATGCTTATACTATTTTTTCTATGATGCCCCGCCCCAACCTAGTCAAAGCAGGGCATCTATATAGAAAGGTACAAGCATGATGCTTGGCTTGTTATGCACTTACTACCTTGTAGTGTTTATTTGCTATTGTTGCAAGATCATCACTACTGTACTCATTTCTTGCCCTCCTGTTCTTTAATATAATTATTGGTTGATATGCCAAGAAGTATACCTAAGAACGTGTCTATTGCTGTAATAGTCAAACCAATCTGCTCTCCGTATGGTAATCCCCAAATATTACTTAATGTAAGGTATAATGCAGCAGATGCAGGTAATAAATACTGTGCTATCCACTTCAAAATATCATATGTTTTGTTTGACATTTTCATAGGTTTATCCTCCTATTATGCATGTGTAATAATATAATTCTTAGCTGTAGCTGCATCAATATCAGCTTGTGTAAGAGCATTGTACACATCAGCTGCAAAGTTAATAGTTACTGTATGTGTACCAGTAAATGTTCCAAGCCTACTTAAGAAGCTTGCTCCATCTAACATTGTACAATCAGTTAAATTAAATGTTACATCATCTGTATCATTTCCTATAACTGATCCTTGTACAATGTTTAGATTCACTAAGTTTGCTGCACCTGCTAATGCATTTGCTACACCATCTGATGTACCAGATCCATTTCCAGCAAAATCAAATCTTATTCCGTCTACTGTCACTACACGAGAATTTTCGAACATATTACCATAACTTATTGTTCCATTGAAACCAGTAAAATCTAATTTTACATTAGTTGCACGTGCCTGCTGAAATGCTTGTATTAAACTTACAGTTCCTGTAATATCTGAAAACTTAAGGAAAGTAAGATCAACATCACTGTTATCCACAAAATCTACGTTATTAAATGCTCCTTCTAGACTTATTATGTTTATTATTTGATCATCATTGTAAGGCTTTATCTCAAAAGCTTTTGCACCAGATGCAAGATTTGTTAAATCATATGTTGCACTTTTTAATTTTAATGAACAACCTCTTGCATTCGAAATCATCCCTGCTAATCTTATGTTGTCGCTATCTGAATTTGGAGCTACAGTTATTCCTAGTTTTTGAGATGCATGAGTCTTTCTTATTCCAGAACATACATAATCACCATAGTATTGATCACTAATTGGTGCAACTTCAATATCAATAACCATTGGAACAGTAACTGTAACTCCACTATATCCATCTGCTGGTGGTTGTTCATTTGAAGGTAAATAAACACCATTAGCTGTAATTGTCTTCTGAACAAGTGTTTTAGCTAAAGTACCAATCTTGTCATCATAATCTTCAATAGGTACTACTTCACTCTCACCTATTGCACCAGCACTCTTAAGAGCTGTTTCTATATCATTTATGCCTGCAGTTGCACGTTGTAAATCTTGAACTACTGTACTCATAATATTCTATGCTCCTTTCGTATAGTAAAAATTCATATTTTTAACCCCATAAGGTTTAGCAATCCAATTATCAATGCCACCGCTATGGAACTAGCAATGCCTCTTAGCCATTTCTTATTTTCAACACTATTTTCTTTCAAAACTGTTATCTCTTCTTGGTGTCTTATAATATTATTTTCTATGTCCTTTATCTTTAATTCTAAATTTATTATTTTATTATCATTACTATCTATCTTTACTGAAATGTTATCGAGAGTTTTATTTATACTGTCTAACTTTTCTGCAAACACTGCTAATATACTTTTTAATTCCCCCGGATCAAGAAGATTTCCTGATGGTGTGTTTGATGAATCCATTGTTAACCTCCTTATATACTAAGCACTTACTACCTTGTAATGTTTATTTGCTATTGTAGCAAGATCGGCAGATGTAAGAGTTGCATAAACACTAGAATGTACAGTTATTGTAGAATATCCACCCTCCCAAGCTACTGGTGATGTTGCAAGGCTATTTATATAACCCATGATGTCTAAGTTTGCTGCTGCTGATAAGTCAATATTTAGACCAACGTACTGACTACCAAGATATGTACTAGATTTTGCTGTCAGTGTCTCTAAGTTAGTACAACCATAAAATATATTAGTAGCAGTCTGCACATCTTGTAAATCAAGGTTTAATACTGTTTCTAAATCTGTACATTGAGCGAACATATTGCTTAGATCAGCACTAGCAGAGTGTTCTATCCAAGCAAGGTCAATACTATTATTCTTAAATGTAGTCTGGTTAAACATATTCTTTAGAGCATTTGCATCAAATAATAATACAGCATCATTATTAAGGCCATAAATATGATCAACTGAAAAATTAGTCCACTGTCCAAATATTCCCCTGCTAGATGATGAATAAAAATTACCAAATGCTATCTTACCAGCCTGCTTTGCTGCTATATAATCCGAACGTTGTAACCCTTCTAAATCTAGTCTACAATTTTCTCCAAAAGTCATAAAGTCAAAATTAATAGTTTGACCATTAGAAGCTGCTGCACCGGAAAAGTATAGTGCAATTTTTAAATCCTTAATAAATTCAGGTGTAACAATCTTCTCTGTATATTTTGTCATACTATAGTCTATTTCTCCTGATGGCACATTAACTGTTACACTATAATATCCATCTAAACTGTCACTTGAAGAAAGGTATTCTCCGTTTTCTGTTATGGTCTTTGTTCCTGTTGGAATGTATACACTAACCTTTTTATAACCGTCATAGCCTTCATCAGATGCCTTATATGTTTTGCTATTCTCTGTAATAGTTTTACTTTTTTTAAGGTTAGGTTCTATATTGACTGTTACTGTACCCAAACCATCATAGCCAGAGTCTGCTGTCACTGTTCCGTTCTGTGTCACAGTTTTATCTTGAAGGTTTGGTGCTGGTGTAGGTACGTTTACAACAACCTCACTATATCCATCAGCACTATCATCAGAAGCATCATATGTACCATTGACTGTTATATTCTTAGTAATTAATGTAGGGTTTGCTTGTATGTCTAATATTTTCTGTGCATACTCAGATGTTGGTTCATCTGTAACTGTTACGCCCTGATCATTTATTGCTTGTTTTATACTATTGAAGTCAGAAATAATCTGACGATGTGTCGCTGTTATACTCTGCATAGCTTAAACCTCACATAATAAAGACCAATCTGCAAAATAACTGTTCCATATCTTATTATTTATTCCTATGCTATTATCTAAATTGTTTTTATTTACATTACTAATGTCAGCGAACTCAATCTTACCGCCACCACCATCTGCAAATGACTTTACTCCGTTTTCACGTAACTCACTAAAATCACTATTTTTTAATAAATTATTCCTAAGCATCTGACTTAGAATACCCTGCTTTATGCTATATGGTACATCTGTATAATGCCCATCAATTATACGAGGAAATTGCATATCCTGAGATGGCTCTGCTTTTCTACCTCTGTATAACATACTCTCGTTATCTATGCTTAAAGTAAATGAAGAGATAAGTGTCTCTTTATCAGTGTCACTTAAACTCTCCCAAAATACTCTTTCTTTCGATGTTGATATATACATTTTACTGATTAATTCATTAGCTTCTTGTAATGTCATATATGTATCTTCATATACTACCATGTTGTACCTCCTACACAAAAAGGGGATGCTACATTAAATTGCAGCATCCCCAAAGTGTCCACTAGTCTGTTCCGTTCATTGCTGCATCCATATTCCCTAGTGCTGTTGCATACTCCTCATTTCTCTTGTAGTATTCGTCTGTCTGCTCGGAGATTTCTTCAAAGTCACTAGGGTTTACAACCTGACCATTAAGTCTATCTTTGAATAGCCCTAGTTGCTGGCTAAGACCAGCTGTAATCTCCTCCCCCGAGGGGGTTACACGCTTTCCGGATCAACATCCGTAAGTGCAATCTTAAGCAGCTTCTTCTTGTTCTGAACAACTGGAGCAGCTACTATTTCTACGGTACCTCTGTTTACAGGTGTACCAGTAGCAACAGGACGATAAACCTTTACAAGTGTACCGTCTGCTGGTACGGATACATACACTCCATCGAATGTATTCATATCCATAACAAATGCAGCACCCTTAGTCAGATCATCTGAACTGAAGCAAGCATCATCCAGAATAAGTATACGAGCATTCTGATACTCTCTATACTGTCTGTCTGAATAATTGATAACGCTCTGAAGTCTGTATCTCATGCTATTAAGAGTACCAAGCTTTGCAGCAGTCTTTGCATTTGTAATGATTACATTTGGAACACCCTGCATAACTGCTAACTGCTGGTTAAACTTATCCTCAACCTGTATCAGCTTATCCATTGTTAAGCCAAATACATTGATAGGATCTGATGTAAGATCCATTCCGCTGTCCAGCTGTGCCTCAAGTCCGTTAAACTCAGTTGCAACTGATGTCTCATTACCAAGAATGAGCTTCTTAAGGAAAGTATTGATTGCATTGTTTGTTGCCTTTGCAAATGAATACTCCCTATATGCAGGTGTTGCACGTCCTACTGCATCATCCTCGATGAATGCGTCTCCACAAGGGTGTAGATTAAGCACCTTGTTGCTAGGAGAGTAATTTGCTGCTGTGTAATCAACACCAAATGCTCTTGTTGCTCCCTCATTTCTTGTCTCGTCTGTCTTTACCTTAACCATAAGACCATTCTGACCATCATTCACTGCATTGTTAAGATACTCAAGTCCATTGATGGCATCGTTATGGCTAAGATACTGCTTGATTACGTACTGACTGGTTACAGGTGGAAACGCACCACCAAAACCACCAGTAATGATCTCTTGTAAGCTCGCCATGGTTTTTCTCCTTTCGTAGAATAAAAAATTACTTACTGTTGATTAGCAATAATTACATGATACATTTTGTTATGATTATGAGCATTATTTATATGCTGTTAGTACCACAATTATTACTGTTGATTATCTTCAACCTCAAAAGCATCATATATATTGTTAATGCCATTAAGTCCCTGACTTGATGCTTGTGCTTGAGGATTAAAGCCTTCCTGAACAGGAGTTGTTTGCCCCTGTCCGTAGATATTTACATTTCCTTGACCGTTATTTGAATTTCCTTTATTGCCATCACCATTCTTTTCAGCAACAAACAAACCAGCCTGTGCTGTTTTTAATGATGTAATAGCTTCATCTACTCCAACAACTGCACCATTACCATCAACCTTGATGTTGCTTCTATCTAACATAGCAAGTACAACATCCTTGGTAATGCCAGTGTTTAACTTAAGCTCTGCAACCTTGCTATTTATTGCACTGTCAATCTTAACCTTATTAGCTGTTGCCTTAGTATAATCATTGGATGCTTTAAGAACTGCCTTAAGTCCTTCATCCTCTACTGTTGACAAATCAAATATACCATTGTCAAACTTAATCTTGCTGTAATCCATAACTGTTTCCTCCTTTTCATCTTCTTGTACCTTTTCTTTTTCTGATGTAGTGACATTAATGACTACATTATTACTCTTATTATTATCATTACTGTCCTTCACATCATTTTTAATTTCCTTGTCCTTTGAACCAGATGCTGCATCCTCGGTATCAATATCATCTTCCATATTGATCCCCAACTTCTTAAATACGTCACTTAGCTTCATTACTTGTACCTCCTATTTCTTTTTCACTGTCTTTGGTTTCTTCTATGTTCTTCACCTCATTATTAGAATCTTCATCAATATTTTCTAATTGCTTGGTGTTTGAACCATTTTCTAAACTTATCTGCTCATCTTCTTGAGCAGACTGCTCTTTGTTCATACCATAATACTTTTCTCTCACTGTTGCTTTTGACAAAACTTTGTTGTTTATTAAGGTTGTACATACATCAGCAACAGCTTTATCATCATCAGCACGCCCTACATTAAACTGAATACTTATATCTTCTTTTTCAACTGCTATTCCGTTTAATCTACATAAGACATATAATGAATCCCTAAATGCTGTATATGATTCAGTTATAAGTCTGTTGCCCTTGTCTATTGCTCCCTTTATAATATTATTAAGGCTTTCCTCACTAATATTACCTGTATACTCACCTGTTAAGAATGTCTTACCCATCTCTGTCAACTCATATATCAATGTCTTTAACATTTCTATAAAGTTGTTGCTTTGATCCAAATTGTATGTAAGCTCAACAGGTTTAGCATCAATATTTTCACCACGAGACACTAAAAACTGTCCGTTAATTAACTTAAGGCTTCTTTTACCTGTCTGTTCGTCTGTCTGAATTACATCACCGCTAACTGCAAGTATAGGAGCCATACTATTATCTAATAAATGCCTATTTGTACTTATTCTCTGCTCTAATGCATAAACCACATCTGTAATCTCAGTGTAGATCGACTCACCATATACACCGTCAGCCTCTTGGTTAATACTGATATATTGAATCATAAACTCATCAATACCTGTGTCGAACCAGTGTCCACCCTTAGGTATTAGTCTACCTCTATATGTATAATCTACACTTAATCCAAGTGTACCTGCTGTAAATTGCTTAACACACTCATAAATTTTTCCTTTGAAATGTATCTCAAATCTTATATGAGTTATTACATCTATATCCCCACGCTTTTCTGATAAGTATTCATATAATACATATGCTATTGTTGTACTTATGTCGCTTTTATCTACAACCTTGAAACAATACATAGGATCAAAAGCAGATGGAGTAAAAGGTGTGGTTTTGAGACAAGCATCACCAAATATTGTTGACTTTTTGAAAGCTTTACGTATGCTATCAACCCAGTTGTACTTATCAACAAGTGCAAGTATTAACTTATCCCTCTCTATGTCTCCAGACCTAATTACAAGTTCATTATTAAATACTAAGTCTGTCATCTTATTGGTTAATAACTTAAAATAATTTACAGAGAGTACCTTGTATGGTATCTCCATCTCTTGATCTTGTTTACGAACTGTTATCTTTTTATTTCTACTGTACTCACCTGTATACTGTCTATGTCTGTATCTATATACTATGTTTCTTCCTTGTACTTCATTGGATGGAAATGTACGACCATATTGTAAAAAAGAGAAGTCATTATCATATTGGCCCTTGCTAAGTACTCTAAATATATCAATCATAACTATCCTCCTATTCAAATCTAATGTTATCTAAATTTGCATATCTTACGGCATCAATACTATGGTTATTTTTATCTTGAAGCTTGTTTGTTACTTCTTCATACTTGTCTAACTCATACTCATACTCTTTAAATTCTTTGTATGTAAATGGTGTATTCTGTTTACATATCATTATTCCTTGTAAACTCTGCAACCAAATGATGCCTGCATTGATGCTATCTTGAAATTTCTTAACTGCAATAGCATGTACTCCACGCTTATTAAGCTCTCTCTTTGTTAATGGCACTGCTGAATCTATATAAAAGTCTATGTTTAATTTATTTATCCTAAGGATGCCAGCAGCAACATCCTCCAAATTATCCTCACCAGAATGTACATCCTCGTCTAATATATAGAGCAACTTATTCTTTTTATCATAGTATGTCTCTACATAACAGAATGGATCTTTTCCTCCATTCGAGATGTCCAATCCTCTATCTTTTTTCTTTATATCAAGACAAGACCTGTCTCCATCCCAATCAACTATGTTCCTAAACACGTTAACTGAGCTGTTACCTATTACCTCACCTAAGTAGTACCATCTGTAGTATTCACTATTGCACTGTTCACCTAACTTGATATCTACTAAGTCTGTCGGACTTATCCATTCTTTTTTGTTGTATTTAAATAACAACTTATAAGTACAATGGAATACACATTGGTTTAATATAATGCTGTCATCAACTTCAACTCTTGTTACAACCTTACTTCCATGTGTATTCTTATTTTCTTTATATGAAATTATGCTTTCTTTATTTGGTATGTTTTCATATTCAAGATTTAAAAAATGAGTACTGCTCATTCTTGGGTTATATGTTATTATTGAAACAAAATGAAATAGATCACCACGACCTACTGTACTCTCTATATTCTTAATTGCTTTGATATTATCAAAGTTCTGTGCCTCCTCAATCCAACTAACCCAGTATGAACCACGCTTTGGAGTGTATCCCTTTAAACGCTCTGGATCGTCAGCCCCCGTGCATAGCACCTCTACATCACTGTCTGAACCATCTTCATTTAATAGTATGAATGTATGCTTTGTAGAAACATATCTATATTTGTCACTCAAACCTAATATTGATAATGCTTTCAAAAATACATTATCAAGTCTCTTAGCAACATTATTTGTATGTCTAACAATACAAATAGCAGACCTTTTTAAATACATTGTCCCTATTATTATTAACATTGCTACAAATATTGACTTGCCTGATGACCTACCGCCCTTCAACACAAGCCTAAAATACTCGAAGTCTATTACTTCTTTAAATAGACGACGAAAAGGAGGTAAAAGGTGGTTGTCTAAATTAACAATCATCTAAATCCTCCTCCATTAAGTCTCCCAAATCACCCAGATTGTCACTGCCATCACCCTTAATAGTCATCATTACATTAACTTCATGATCTCTCTTTGCTTGATCAATGACTTCCTGAGCTAATTGACGGTTATGTTCTATTTTATATATCTCTAATAGCAACTTATCATCGTATTTGCCAGTAAACAGACGAGTATGCATAGCTGCTTCAATCATATCTGGTATTGTTGCATGTCCAGCCCAGTATGCTGCTTGCCACTCTGGTAAACTGTTTAATACTTTAGCAAAGTTACTTGGATATTTTTTATCTGCAAATAAAGCTTTACCAAATGTATCTTGCAAATGTTGATATAGTTGACCATAACTGCTATTAGGATATTGCATCCTAAATTTTCTTGTTGCAATTATTACAGGTTGCAATAGTCCAGCATCATATATTTTCTCAAGCAAAGAAGGCTGTCCCTTCTTTACAGGATTGCCATACATTTTTCCATATAGCCTTTTATTCTTTATATAGTTTGGTCCATTATTCGGAGTGTTTCTTTTCATAGTTCTTATTCCCCCACACCAAATTAAATTATAGTGCTATATACAACAGGCATCTAAACAGGACATTTCTACAAATATTCATATGCACACATCTCAGTATCTGAATGAATATGCCTTTTTATACCCCAGACACATATAAAATTATGAATATGTATGCTAACAATGCTATGCAGAACAATAATTATCTTAGTGTATATAGGAAATGCAGAGTTGAAGTGTTTTATGTTAAATAAAAAGACCTATAGAAAGAGGATGATTTTGAAATAATTTTTTAATTTTATAAATTGCTAATAAAAAATATATACATGTATCAATTATCTGATTAATTTTACTAACTTGTATC